ACTTGCGTAATGTAAGTCGATAGGTTTGCCATTTATTTGCCATAGTTCATGCTACCGCTTGAAGGACTTTTCCCCCTACCTTTTTAGCGGGTAGGGGTACTCTTTCCACCAACGGGGATATAGATTGGTTCTTTTTCGGAGGCTCAGTTGAGATATCCCATTGAGAAAGGATTTCTAAACCCTTTTCCAAATCGTTCCTAGAAACGATCCAACCAAGCCTTGCCAAATAAGGCTCTTTATTGTCATCTTTGTAACCAAACACATGACGGGCCACCTCTTCTGGTATCTCCACCGTTTTGCCTTTCGGAAACTCATAAAAAACACCACCAAAACCATCGGTTAATTTTTTATCTGAATTGTTGGTTACAAAGATTACTGACATATTAGAAACTCACGACATCGCCATATACGGAAATGGTTGCAGTATTGGAAGCGTTACCGCTACCAGTATTGACATTCACAAATAGGGCTTGGGTTGTAAAACCAGTAATGGTGCTGCTGGCATTATACGGACTAGCAATCGTAAGATCCTGATAAGTACCAGGACCAGTTACGCTTGATAGTGTGGTATTAGCTACTACAGCGTTAGAGATGTTTCCATCACCACTTGTAGTTACTGAGATGATGACATTGGCTAAGTTGCCAACTGCACCAGCTACAGTAACTCTACGAATGATGACAGAACCAGAACCAACGGTTGCATTAGCATTTGTCAATCCGCCACTTAAGATCGGCAGGGTGATACCAGTAGTAGTACCGTTCCCTGTGACACTAAATGAAACGGGTTTACCAACGGCAACACGACCATATCCGAATGAATCTAAGTAGAACTGTGAGACTGAATCGTAAGCTGCCATTACCGTTCTCCTTAGCTAGTGTATGTGCTTGATACAGCCTGACCACCATTGACAGTAGCCAATGTGATTGTGGTGTTGGTTGTAGCGTTAGCAGTCACATTCAAGCCATCAGAAATAATCACGCCACCTGTGTTAGCAGCCAACAAGATACTGTAGGTTGCAACATTGGTGGAGGTGTTATAAGCTGAAACGGCATTGATTGTGCAGTTTGCATTAGGGAACACAAGGTATGTACCAGCTGGAATCACATTACCCGTTGTAGTAGCGGTTAATGTGGAAAGCTGCCAATACGCACCAGGAGTGTTTGACGCAGTACCTGAGATCAGGATTTTATTTAAACCAAGTGACATGACTGTAGCTCCTTATAGTGAAATAGAGTTATAGCCAGATACACGGGTCATTGACTTAGGCTTGGTGCTCACCAATTCAGCGATCATCAAGACTGCGCCAACATAACCGATCTGCCAGTTTGGTAATGTGGATTCAAAACCAGTAAATACGAAAGAACCCTGATCGTGGATGTAGAGGCTTAAGTAGTTAGAGTTAATGAAGTAAACAGTACCTTCTGGGCAATATGGGTCTGGATAGATTGGAACACCAGCAACCATCAAAGCGCGGAAAGCAGCTTGTGGGCCGTTGCTATCACCATCAAAACCGTGTCCTGGGGTAATTACATACTGTTCTTGACCAACATAGTCTTGTGCCAAGAGTGTCCATGTACCAAAACCGCAAACACCAAAAGTAGGCACTTCTGCGCCATTCTTTACAGTACCAGAGATGTATTGCAAGATGTTTTGACGAGTTGGGTTTACTGAACCAGCGTTGTAAACCTTAGACTTCCACCATGTGTAGGTAGAACGGTTGATGTTACCGTAGGTAGTCAAGTTTGTACCATCGTCAATCGCACCAGGCAAACCAATGAACTGCTGAGTATTGGTGTAGTTGGTGTACAAGGCAGTTGCCATTGCGTCCATCATCACATTGGTCGCGTCATTCATACGAGCTTCGATCAATGGAATGATTGCGTAATCTTGCTGAACTGCACCTTCCATACCGAGGAACGGTACAGGAGAGATCATTAACTTAAGGTTAAATTCAGCGTTAAATGCACCTTGCTGAACTGATGGCTGGTTAAATGAACCAGAGTAGTCAGACCATTGTGCGTTAACAAATTGTGCGCCTTGAACTGGCACGGTTACTTGGGACACACCGCCTGATGCTTGTTGACTGTTAGCAATCAACGCAGCCATCAAAGGTGTACTGTTGTACAACTGTACGACCAGCTTGGGGATAAACGCACGGCGAGTTACATAAGTAAGCTCGTTATACTGACTCGATCCTGTTGCTGGAACTATTCCGCCGCCTATTGGCATAATAATTCTCCATTAAAAGTAAATATCCCCATTTACTGCCGTTTAAATACCTATTGGCCGATTGTTTTTACGCAATTCGGTCAACGCCTTTGCTGCCTCATCCCGCGCGCCCATTTGTGGGTTTTTCCAATACTTAGAAAGGTCAAACTTAGAAAGTGCACTTGGGTTGTACCCCATTGCCGAATTTGGCGTTGGAGTAGCGGCTTGCTTCATCCACTCAAAATACTGAGCTGCTGTTTCATGATTAGTCATACCTTGCTCCAGCATCAATTTTTCAATTTGCTCAATATCCTCATCGGATTGGGCTAACCCTTTCTCTTTAAGCTTATTTCTACGCTTTTCGAGTTCTTCTCTTGCTTCTCTCTCACGAATTTGTGATTCCAATTTCATGACTTTTTCTTCGGCTGCTGAAATTTTGGAATTGGTGTGATCCTCAATATCAAGCTCTGGAATGGTCAAGTTTGGACGCACTTTTTTAGTGAGTCGTAATGCTTCTTTGCGAGTTTCCGGATTTTCTGACAACTCTTTCATCAAGAGAGCCAGTTGATCGCGTTGCTCCAAATCGATATCTTCTAAAGATGCCATGATCTATCCCCTTTATCTTTAGATGACTTTTTTAGTGTCGCCAGGATGGGACAAGTTCATCATGTTCTTGTATCCACCTTTGGTAGCAGAATCTAATCCGCCAAATTGTGAATAACGAGGAGTGTTGATAACTTGACCATTCTTTTGGTTGTTATCGGTTGGTCTGCGTGGGCTGGACGAACCGCGTGGTTTAAAGAGTTCCATAATGTTTCCTTACATTGCGGGGGTTAAAGAAGGTGCGCCAGCACCAGGCATACCACCAGCGGGAGCTGGAGGAGGGACTGGAGCGGACATACCTGGGATTGTTGGTGCTTGAGCCATTGCTTTGCCCTCTGCCGTAGCACCGCCAGCTTGGGGTAATGTTTGAAGCATTTGCATAATTTCGTTTGGCTGCAACTCATTGACTTTAGATTTCTTAGGACCAATCACAGAAGTCATGGTACGAATTGCATTTAATACTTTTTGACCTTCCTCAGATTCACTTCCTAAGGCTGGCAAAGTTTGTTCTAGCAAGTCCATCGCCATTGAAATGTTAATCATCGCGGCTTCGCGATTTCCCATCTTAGGTTCTGGTGTGGACATTGGTGCGCCCATAGGAGGCGCGGAAGAATCAGACATACCCATAGCTGGGGTATCTGGCATAGGAGGTGTACCAGCGGGTGTTGCTCCATCCCGTTGGGATTTAATCATTTGCATCAACTGGTCTGAGGGTACGCCCATAATCTTTCCTATCAAATTACTTCGTATCGTAATCTTAATCTACTGCTTGTCAAGTGGGGGATATATTTCTATTCCCTCCCCCATGGGAGGTTTGTTTCGGTCAACCCGAAGCAATCCTTACGGATTACTTGCGTGCTTTACGACCTTTGCGCTTCATGCGTGCCATGAGATTTCTCCTGTTAGCAGCGGCCACTTAGTTCAAGGGCAAGCAGCCACACCCTTTTTCTCCCGTGAAGGAAACCGATTAGCGGCGGGACTTGCGAGTCTTTTTGTAAGCTTTTCTCATCATTCTCTCCAAAGTAGTTATCCCCTACTAAGTTTATTTGCAGCTTTTACGACCTTTTCTTTTTGTGCGTGCCATCATTTTCTCCAGATTAGCTATCCCCTAACTGTACGACCATAATTGCGTTGTTTTGGACTTCTGTCAAAACTTTTAATTCCTTGAACACGATACTGCAAATTTGGGCTGCCCTCACTACGCTTGAGGGATTCGGTAGTCACTCTTGGCTGATCTGCCTTGGGTTGTACATTACCTTGTGCCATTACTCGCCTTTCGGTTCTTTCTTTTCCTTAGGAGCTGGCCCTGGCTGCGGGTTAGCGGCCTGTTCCTTTTCCCGTTTTTTCAACTTGTCTTTGATTAACTGCTTCATTGGTGGTTCAACTAAGTCTATCAAAGTTTCTTTATCGATAGCTTGCGCTTTAAATAAATTAAATGCAAGTTGTTTTAAATCTTCTGTAAAGATGGGGCTATTACTGTGCGCATCGACTTTGACCACAAAATCTTTAGTAAATTGCTCGGCAATAAACGGCACATCATCTGTATCTCTAAAATGCGTGTTGTCATAGGCTTGCATCATCTTCAAATACAGAGTTGCAACCTTTTCCAAGCTATCTTCTACAATTAAAGCGCGTTTTTTCGCGCGTGAGCTGCCTAGTCTTGCTAATTGGCTGGCATGGCCTGTAGAGCGGACACCAGACTCGCCTTTTCCGCTCAATACATTGGAAATGCCTGACACTTCCGAGAACATGGCGTCAATTTCGTGAATGACCTCAAATAAATCAGGTGGCATCTCGGGCGCGAGGCGATCCACCTTTGCTCCTGGCATATCGGTGGCAATCATTGAGCCAGCACGCTGCATAGCAAAGTATTTTTCGTCTGTAATGCCTGAGAAGCCTGTAAATGCGGTCGGTGGAGCAACTTGCTTAGACAACAAGTCCAAAATCTCGGTCATGCGAGTGTTGCGCAGCTGCTGGAGCAAAATGAGTTGCTGGCATTCGGACGCACCCCAGTAATAATCGTATAAAGGGTTAGGACAAATTTGAATAAACGGACATTCGCCCTTCAAAAACACAGATGAGCCAGGTCGGTCGTAAATAATCACATTGGGCGCGGCCATGGTGACCACCTGATAGTCCTCAGTATCGTCATTCCAAACCCACAACTCGGTCATTTCCACCGTATCTTCAGCTACGCGCGACTTATAACGGTTCATGCCGTAGAGGTCTAAATTCACATTACCGTAGATGGTTGGGTTGGTTTGGCTCATCACAATGCGATTTACCGCTTCTGGAATGTCCGATTCAGACACTCTTGTGCCTGTGGTAACGCGCGAAACAATAGAATCACGCTTTGGATGGCTATACAGACGGGCGTAGAGTTCCGATTTCGTAATGTAGTAGGTTTGAACTAGGGCTTCTTGCCTGTCTGTATAAGGGGTATCTTCGCGCAATACGCCGATTGCCGAAGGTTCAATCATGTAAGGGTGAATACCGTTCTTGTAAACCAGCTTGATAAAGGTGGTGTTGTACACCAAAGACCATGTTAATGCCGTGGAAAAGACTTGGTCGGCATTGGAATTGAGCCATTCATCATTGAGTGCTTGGGTCAATGACGGGCTTTTACGATGCTCTGCTGGGTGAACGGATGCGCCTAACGCGATTGAAAATCTAGTGGTTTCAGCTGAATACAAAAAGCTGGTCAGCTGATCTAAGTGCGGGTGAATTTTGTTGAAATACGCTGGTGGGGACTCAGGATCGTTGCCAAATAGATAAAAAGAACGGAGAGTCGTATAGTCTCCCCGTCTTTCTTCCCGCGATACCAAACATTTCTGAATGATATCTAGATAAAAATCTTCTCTACTCTCGCCTGTAGGTATTCTCATTTTTTGATCTGTAAGTTGTCGGGATCTCTCATTGTAGCCCTAGGATCAGTCACAGGTCCTGTTTTAATACCAGCTTGGCTTGGTGTCAAGCCCACCGCTTCATCTCGCACAGGTTTAGCAAAACGACCCGCTAAAACAGATTGCAAATTCATTCCTTGGAATCCGCCGCCCCAGACCGCTGCATCTCCTGGACGCGCTTCTTTTGGCTTTTCGACAACGGGAAGTGGCTTACTGAGCTTGTCTTTGTTGACGCCTTTTTTGCGGGTGGCGTACTTTTCGGCTTGCTCGTATTCTTTTTCGCTAAATTTGTTTTTACGGGTAAGGTAGCCGCTTTGGTTCTCGCCTTCTCTTGTGGTTTTGATATCGGACATATCGAACTCGATGGCAAGCTGCTTGGTGGATTTATCGGTGAACTTGGTTTTTTCACTAATGAAATTAGGTGCTTGCAAAAAGACAACAAATACTTCTTCATGACAATCCTTCATTGGACATTGAGCCTTGCGGCTTTCAAAGTATCCGTGCTTTGGACACTTGTAATCGTTTACTACTGCCATTTCTATCCCCTTTCCAACTGTTCGTCAAGTGTTAAACCAGAATAGTCATACTTAGGCTTGACTCCTACGCTGACTTTAAATTGCCCATTTACCAGCTGCAGACCCGTAGTGCGTTGCATTACAGGCTTGGCTTCCTTGCGATATTGCACAAATTTGCTGGTATCGCGGTTTTGCATGATGGCAACTTCGCCTTTCACCCATGCCTTGTAAGCCTTGTCCACTCTGCGCTGCACCGTTTCACTTAGCGGTTCTGTTTCATATAGAAATATATCGCGCAAATACAAGTGGGAAACGCCAGCAAGCTCGGCAAATAAAGCGATAGAGATACCCCGATTCTTGTCTTGGAAGAACCGTTTAATGATCCGCTTAAGCTCGGATTTAGGGTAAACCCGTTTATTTTCCATACACTCCTATCCTTTTGAGATAGTCCGACACATTACGCCCTACTGTCAACTGTTCTGGCGTAAAGTCGTCTTGAGATTTGGAGATTGTGCGGGTAATCTTTTGCGCGATCAGGCGTGGCTGGACTTGCTCGGCAAAGGCAGCGCAAGCCAAGGCAGAGGCAATCACGCGGTCATCTTTGTTGCGACCAGACGCTTCGATTGACCCGCCATCACGAATGGTGGTCTTCATCTCTTCAATGGTCTCCATGTCCCAGATGTCCATCATGCCGCGCTCAAAATAATCCTTCATGTAAGTAAGCATCCGCTCTTTAGTCGCGGCAGTAGTCATCCAGCCAATCGAGTTGGACACGCCACCCAAGGTATCGTTTCTACGCCAAATGTAGTTTTGCATATTGCCGTACACATCCAAGAGGTCTTTGCCTAAAGCCGTACCCATGGAAGCTGCCTGACGCTTAAGGTTACGCAACTCGTTGATGACGGCTTGTCCTGGACCATTGATTTCAAGGTTCAAGGTGGAGTTTTTGTACGCGCCCGCTAGGTGAGCAATGATCCAAGCGAACTGATAAGTGTTGAGCTCGGAAGTTGCAAATGAAGCCACTTGTTCCAATCCGTCTGCGTAGCACCGAAATACTTGAATACAAAAACGGTCAGCCCAATCAGAGCTTCCGTAAGCGGGATCAGCACCGATAACATAATAAGCAGTATCCACAGGCTCTTCCCAAACCTTGAGCGTGGCCAGCCTTTCTGTAGATTTGAGAACTTCCGTATCTTGGAAATTGACTCCAAAGCTATAGCGGTAAGAATCAAAAGAACGCTTCTTAAGTTTTTTAACGGCATCTGTACACCTTGAATTAGAGAAGAACGATGTACCCGTCATCACAAAGGCGTAGTCCTCGGTAGGCGGGAACTCCTGATACATCAGGCTATCATCTTTCATGCCCTCGGTCATCTTCCAACGCCACCAAGCAATCTGACGGCTATTGATTTCAAAGTTGTACAGTTTCTTGATATCCCTGACCCATTCCTTCTCTTCACCCGTCAGTTTGCCGTCCCAGTAGGTTTTGTACACGCTACTGTCAGGATCAGCCATGTAAAGCTCGTTACGCCACCAGCCACAGAAGATGGCCTTCTGGGTACGGGAGCGTTTGGCGGTGACATACATATCGTGGAACATATTGAAGCCACGGGCAGTCGATTCAAAGATGTACAGGCGGTCTGGGTTGGTTTCCGCTAGCGAAGCAAGGAGAGAAGCAAGTCCTTCTTCATCACCCCACGATGATGTTTCAGTTCCGTGGAGGAAGGTAATACCCTTACCGCGACCCAGACTTCCTTTGGCTCTAAGCCCAGCGACTTGATAAAAGAGACGGCTGCGGTTCTTGAGGGCAAGAGCATTTCGGTTGTGAGTAAGGATCGGGACTTTATACTTCTTGGGGAGACCGTCCATATACATGGCAAGGGTGGATCGGAACATATCTCTGTTCTCTTCCGTATCTGTTGTAAGCGTGCCTTGAAGTCCTGGATTGAGGAAGTGCCAGTAGAGGTCAAGTGCGAGGGAGATTGTTGTGATTCCAAGTTGTCGTCCTTTTAAAACTACAAAAAAGTGGATGCCTTCTTCAAGACCTTTGGCAATTTCGTCCATCACATAGGTCTGCGTGCCAAGCAGCTGATCCATGCGAACCAATCCCTTCTCCTTGGTTTCAATTTGAAGGGTCTTACAAAACTCATAAAAGTGGGCAAGATTAAATCTGCTCATGTTTGAATCCAAGGCAATTTGCCATTAAAGCGGCGCAGCATCTCTAGGTTACCCATGTCAAAGTATTCCCGTTTCACGCCACAAGTGCCGCCAAGGCGAAAATTAAAGGTGTGCTGACCCGTAGCCTCAAACTTTGGAAAGACCTCTCTGGCGGCGTTATAGAAGTGCCTGTCCGCTGCGGGGTCTGGTCGGTTGAGAATGATGGCGATCTGCTTTAGGCAATCTGTCCGCATACCCCACATACACCAATCAACGAAATGGTGGCCAGGAGCATTCCATACGGCGGCAACTTCCCCCAACGCCTCGCAATTATCGTAAAGCAAAAAATTGCCGTCCTCATCATTGATCTTGCGAAAAGAGTACGCCCAGTCATTCCCTTCTTCGATCTTCTCCATAATGGTCTGTACATGATTTACCTCATACCAATCGTCATCATTGCAAAAGAAAGTGACATCCTCAGTCACCAGCTGGGGGCAAGCAGCTAACCAACGCTGGCCAGCATAGCCACGACCGCCAATGCGGTTATCCCAAAAACAAATCTTGACCTCTGGGTTTAGACGGCGAAGTTCAGCATAGGCATTAAAGTCGTCATCACACAGGATGTAATGCGTGCAAGGGTAAGTCTGAGCTTTCACAGACGCGATGCAGTTAGAAAGTTCCCAAGGACGCTTGCCGTTGGTCACCGTCACTACGGCGGCGGTTTTCATTGATGTTTCCCCATTCGTTTGATTTCAAAATCAGCCAAATCCCAGTACGCGACCTTGAGCCGCGCTTGAT